TTAGTTGGGATATAAGATCCGATAACATCGTAGGTATGATTTGTAACTATAAGTGGTATGTTTGCTTGACCAAGTTTTAGAGTGAGCATACGAAATGCACCTTTAACAAGTTGTGATTTGGTCATGTCACGAACCTGTTTATCATCTAAAGCATCACGAATTTCTTTCTCGGTAGAAAGCATTCCCAAAGAATCTAATACAAACATACAAGGTTTGCGTTGTTCTTCTTCTGTCTTAAGGTATATATCAACTGCCTTCAGTGCCTTACTCCGAAACTCTTCTATTGTTACGACATTCACAACAACCAACCGTGTTGTATCAATTCCACGAGACTCCAATAATCCTTTATTGACTGCTGCTTCAGTATCAAAATAGAGGCAGTACCCATCAGGGTGAGTATCCAGAAAGTTTTTGACAACAGCAAGTGAGAAATAAGTTTTACCAGTACTTGACTCACCAGCAATGGCAGTAATACGATTGCTGCTAACCCCGCCAAAAATAGACCCACTAATGAGTCCATTAAAAACATAGGATCCTGTGTCAATGAATCTTTCAGTTTCATCAATGTCTGACGCAATCTGCGTATACTCATCTCCTATCTCTTTTACTATTTCTTTTAAAAAATCCATTTTAATAAATCACATAATTATATTATAGCATCAAATCAATCAAAAAACAAACTCAAAGACAATCTGTATTTAGGTGCTTTAATTGATTGAGGTCTAATTGCATGTGGTATAGATCCATCAAATAATATGATTCTACCTGGTTGATAAGTTGAAGTATAAACTACTTCTTGTAAATTATTTGAATTATAAAACATAGTTTCACCATACCATCCATCCTTCCAATCAAGGTTTACATAGTATAATAAAACCTGTTGGTTTTCATGGTGATGAATGTAATGAACATCATTCGGTCTAACTAAATTTAAAACTATACGAAATAAATTATTTTTGATAAACCAATCAGTATTACCAATACATTCTTTAAAGTATGACATCATTTGAGTTGTTTCTAACTCGTCTGATGTCCACCTACTATTGACATTGAGTTCATATTTTTCTGGATCAGTAGTATCAGACCAAGACAATTCAAAAGTAGATTTGACACAAAATTGCCACAATTTTTCTCGAATAGGAAAGGGAACTTTATTATCAAAAACATTAATATTTAAATCCATTATGAAAAAAATAATTCAAGATTAACTGTTTTCTCAACATTCCATCCAATCGCATCAAGTATTGCTTTAAGTGGTTCAACAAAACTTTTCTCAAATTGTAGATCATAGTCTATGTATTTGTCAAGTCCAAGTTCATGTGGAAAGTCTTGAATAAATGATATGACATTTTCTTGTATAACATTTGGTCTTTGTAAGTATATGAACTTGACTTTCTCACCATTACTAATCAAAGAATATTTTTTATCTAATTGTTTCTTCTTCACATAGTGATTGAATAGAAGAGCACCTCTAATGTGTATTGGTGTTCCTTTTGCATATATGGTAGAAGATGCCTTATACTTACGAACATCAGATGCAGTTCTTGGAAATGCAATGTCCTCTGGATTAAGTGTCCTAAACTTTGCACGACAATCATCTATGAAATGAATTACATCTTCTTCAGTGCCATTCATCATTAATTTAAGTCCATCCTTAATCATAGTGCGACAAGGTGCAGGAGTTGATGACTTGACTGCCTCAATACCCATCATCTTCAGTTTAGGTTCTTCATATCGAACACCCTCACTATCCCATACATTGAGAATATATCTTTTCTTTGCAGTCCAGATACCACGTTCTGCAATATTCTCACGTTTCATCACCATCTTTTGTTCATAGGCATTTACGTAGTTCGCCAACGTTTCATAAGAACTCTCAATATACTTCTCAAATTCCATCTCACAGATCTTATTAAGGAACGAAACAACGCTTTCAGCAGTCTTTTCTCTCCCTTTGTATATAACTTCGACCAAAGGACCCAGATTGAGGTAGATACTATCAGTGTCACTAGCAATAACATAATCGACATTCTCCGTTTTTAGTATTTTATTGATGAAAGTGTTCATTCGGTTCTCAATCCATCGAATCGAAACCTGACCCGATAGAGTGATTGCCTCTGCATTGGCAAGTTTGTAGTATCGGAAATATTGATTTCCAATGGCACCATAGGCAGAGTTAAGTTGGATCTTACGTGCCATCTGTATATTATTACATCTGGCAATCTCCTTCTCAAGTGTCTTGGTAGGAGTTTTTTCATATGCTTGTTTTGCAGCAAGCATTTTCTTTTTGTATATGGTGCGGTCTTTGTAGATCTTCTCCATCAACTCTGGGAGAAAACCTCTCTTATCCTTTCGATACATTGCACCATTTGCACAGACAGCACTGTCCTGATACAATTCAAAGTTTACTTCCTCCTCAAGGATTCGATCAACAGAAGCTGTGGGATGCCTTTTTTCGAGGAGGGTCTCTGGGGAGATGTTGTATTGCATAATGAGATGAGGGTATAGACTATTAAGGTCAAAACTAACCACCCAATCATACTTTCCAGGAATCGGTTCTTTGACATAAGCACCTGCGTATTTTTCAACTTTATCAGATCTCTCTTTTGGAGGAATTACAATATTCTGTTTCTTTAAGTAGTTATAAATTATTGTATCCCACATCCGAACCTGAGAGAATACATCCGCATAATTTGCTTTTGCATCATATGCCATGACGATTGCAAGTTCAATCAACTTCATCTTATCCTCAAGACGGTCAACCAGTTCTACGTCAATAATATTGTATTCTACAAACTTCTGCCAACCTTTTGTATAAAAGTCCTTGAATGTATCATACTCTGAGTGATCAAGTTTTTTCTGCCCAAGTTCAACACTTGCAATGTAATCCAAACGATATGATTCTTGTGCCTTGTAAGTGAATTTTTTGTAAAGGTTCAGATAATCTAACTGTGTGACTCCACCAATATCATATGTAATGTTCTTACGTCCTGCAATGTATATTACATCTTCAGTCACCAATCCCCACGGAGATAAACGTTTACGAAGTTTCTCTCCCAAGACTCTCTCAAGTCTACGTGCCAGATATGGTATATCATATAACTCACTATTCCAACCAGTAATAACTTCTGGTGTATTATCTTCAATCATCCACCAATGAATGAATGAATTGAGCAATTCATATTCACTATCAAAACCCTTGTATATGACATTCTTCTGTTTGTTATTGAAAGGTCCTTGACCCCAAGTGCGAATTTGTTTTGTTGTATAATCCTGTATTGATATGAGAAGTATTTCTTCCGCAGCAGATTCTACATCAGGAAAACCATTCTCCGACTTTACCTCAATATCTAATGTAGTGATCTTGATCTTACTTGAATCAAACTTAATTTCTTCTTCTGGATATTTCTCTGAAATGTATTGGTAGATATATCGATCATTACCATATACTTTAAAGTTTTGTACCTCAGAATATCTCTTGATAAACTCACGACAATCTCTTACTGTGCCTGGTTTAACAGATTCCACATACTCACCTTCAAGGGTTTTGTATTTTGTCTTTTTCTTTGAAGGAACAAAAAGAGTTGGATAGAACTTCTCACGAGTGGCAAAATGTTTTCCATCCTCATAACCACGAACTAAGAAATTGTCTCCAACCATTTGGACGTTGGTGTAAAACCTCATTAGGATGTCAATTTAATATATTTGTCACGTAATTCACCATTTGGTTCAACAAATGTAAGTGCATCACCTGACCTCATCATTGTAACAGATTGATTGCTAAAATCCAACCATGGTTCCAAAGTGTATACATCTTTTGTTTTAATCAACTTATATGGACTCAATAATCTACAATCAGGTTCACCAGGTATGTCACCAAATGCCTCTTCAATTTCTGATATTAAGATATCACCACTGGGCAAGATAATACACTGTATATTTTTTTCCATTTGATTCTAATT